ACAAAGGTAAAGAGATGGGGTTCCCTGAGTGGTCTCCTACTAAACGTACTCTTACGTGGGCTAATGGTGCTAAAGTTGAGTTCTACTCTGCGGAAGAACCTGAACGTCTGCGTGGTCCTCAGTTCTCCGCTGCATGGTGTGATGAGCTTGCTGCATGGAATAAAGACGAAGATACTTGGGATATGCTTCAGTTTTGCCTCAGATTAGGTAAACATCCTAAAGTTTGTGTCACTACTACACCAAAATCTACAAAATTAGTACGAAAACTACTAAAAGACCCTAAAACACGAATAACTGTAGGGTCTACATTTGATAACTCGGCTAACCTAGCTGGAACCTACCTTACTGCTGTCAGAGAACAGTACGAAGGCACTAGGCTTGGTCGTCAGGAACTTTATGCCGAGGTCTTGGAAGAAAACGAAGGTGCTCTGTGGACTACCGACACTATTGATGGTTGTCAGGTAGACAGAGACAAGGTTCCTACCCTTTCCCGTATTGTTGTGGCGCTTGACCCCGCTGTTACCTCTAATGCTGAGTCTGATATGACTGGTATAGTGGTTGCTGGCGTAGATGTCAACGGTAAAGCTTATATCCTCGGAGATTATACTGACAGACTGTCACCCCAAGGTTGGGCGGCTAAAGCTATTGAACTCTACCATCAGTATGAGGCTGATAGGATTGTAGCTGAAGTCAACCAAGGTGGTGATATGGTCAAGCATACGATCCACGGAGAGGACGAGAGCGTACCCCTGAAGATGGTTAGAGCCTCCAGAGGTAAGTATGCTCGTGCGGAGCCTGTAGCGGCACTCTATGAGCGTGGTTTGGTGCATCACGTAAGGAACCAAGAAGACGGTGCAAACCTTAATGAACTAGAAACTCAAATGAGAACTTGGGAGCCACTAGGTTCTATAGGTTCTCCTGACAGACTTGATGCTATGGTTTGGGCAATGACGGAACTTATGCTTAACGGCTACCAAAAACCTCAACTGAAACTTGTATATAGCAGTAGCAAAGGACTGAGGTAGTGTCTAATCCTTTACTAGAATACAAACTTAATTTCAACAACAACTTGCCCGAAGGTGTAACCTACAGTACGGTTATTAGTAGGTACTTCTATAATCTTTACAGAGAAATTAATCCGTGGAAGATAAAAGCCTACAAACAGTATGTTGACAAGTTTAAGGGAATTGAAGGCTCCCTTACTCTTGAAAACTCCAGCTTTCTTTTACTTGAGAGCAGCTTTAAAATAGAACTCTGAGGAATTAACAATGACCAAGAGCCTGTCTAAAACAGAATCTACGAACATTCTAGGTGTGGCAGGCCAAAATGTCCACAATGGTAACTTTCGTGCAGATGAGTTCCTTCGGGAGCTTAAGGGTCGTGAGGCTGTCAAGAAGTTCCGCGAGATGCGTGACAACGATAGTACAATCGGTGCTGTTATGTATGCAGTTGAACAGATGCTTAGGGACGTAGAGATTAACGTCAAAGCTGTAGACGATAGTGATGCTGCTCAGAAAGAGAAAGATTTTGTTGAGAGTGTCCTAGAGGATATGGAACACACTCTTGATGACCACATTGCTGAGGCTCTTAGCTTCCTGTCGTATGGTTTCTCTTGGTTTGAGGTTGTCTACAAGCGTCGTGAAGGCTTGGGTCAGAACCCCAAGAAGAAATCTAAGCACTCTGATGGACGTATGGGTGTCCGTAAGTTAGCTTGTCGTTCTCCTTGGACTATTGACCGCTTTGATGTAGAGCATAAGACTGGCGACATTCTGGGTATTTACCAAAGCACAGGTTACGGTACAGGTAAGAACTACATCCCTAGCCGTAAATCTGTTTATTACCGCACAACTACTATTAACGGTGATCCTTCCGGTAGGTCTATCCTACGTAACGCCTATACGAGCTACCAGTACCTTAACAATATGCAGTCTATTGAGGCTGTAGGTGTTGAGCGTGAGTTGGCTGGTATCCCCGTTGCTCGTGTTCCTGCTGAGTATCTTTCTCCTGATGCTACTGAAGGTCAGATTGCCTTCCGTAATGAACTACAGTCTATCCTACGGGATGTCAAGTTCAACGATCAAGGTTATATCATTCTACCTAGTGATACCTACCCAGATAAGGATGGTGCACCTACAGGAGAGCGTCTGGTTGACGTAGAGCTTATGGCTTCTAGCGGAACTAGAAACATTGATATTGATCCTATTATCCGGCGTTACCAGCATGACATTGCTCGTAGCGTACTGTCTGAGTTCCTTATGCTTGGTGGTGGTTCCAATGGTTCCTACGCCCTATCTAAGAGCAAGACAGACCTGTTCCTACGTGCCTTGGAGAGTTATATTACTCAGGTGGTAGATACGCTTAACAAGCAGCTTATTGAACCTCTGTGGGAACTGAACAACCTTAACCCTGACCTGATGCCTAAGCTGGTTGCTGGTGACGTTGCCCCCCATGACCTTAAAGAGCTTGGTGCATACCTTCGCAATCTCAACGGTGCTAACATTAACTTGGCTGACCAACCTGAGATTGTTGACGCTCTCCTTCACAACGCTGAACTTCCTGAACTGGATCGCGAGAAGTATGACCAGTCCCTTGAGGAAGCAAGAGATGCAGCAAAGGCTCCTTCTGTAGAAGAGATTGTAGTTGAGGACGAAAAGTCAGATGAAGAAGAAGTCTCTAAACTTGCGGCTTTGCAAGAGGAGGTTCTTAAAGCCTCTTTGGAGTACCTGAAAGATGACTGATTTTGCCAACAATGTAGCTGTCATCAAAGCCGTTGTAGCCAAAGAACTCCTTAAGAAAGACTTCACAGGACGTGAGGGTGACAAAGGTGAGAAGGGCGACAAAGGGGATACTGGTGACAAAGGCGAAAGCATTGTTGGTCCTCAAGGTCCGGTAGGTAAAGCTGGTCGCGATGGTGTTGACGGTATCGGTTTCGATGGTAAGGACGGTAAGCGTGGACCTGAAGGAAAGCCCGGTAAAGACGGTAGAGATGGCGTTGACGGTCAGTCTATCGAAGGGCCTGTAGGTAAATCTGGCTCTGACGGTGTGGACGGTAAAGATGGCCGTGGTATCAAGTCTATCAAGGTAAACAATGAGAATATGCTTGTTGTTACCTATGACGATGGTGATATGACTATTGCTGGTAAGGTATCTGTCACGAATAAGACTGAGGTCATCCAGAACGGTGCAGGTCTTCCTCTTGGTCACTTCGCTATCTACAGTGCTGAAATGGATGATGACAAGCAGTTAATCATCAAGTGCAACAACAACAAGACTTTCGTAATCCCTACGCTACGTGCGATAGATATTGGGGGTTTTGCTGACTACAACGATACTAGCACATCTGCTACACCTGTTACTCTGGTAGATAATGTTTGGACTAACATCCCTAACGATGGCGCAGGTTCTTTCTCTAACATTAAGTTGCCTACTGGCGTTACTAGACTGCTAGACCCAAGCACAGGGGCTATCCTTCTGGATGAGTTACCTATTGGGTCTTCGGCTATTGTTCGTATGGACTACACAGTAACCCCTACAACCAACAACGCTGCCCTAGACTTCAGGTATACGCTTGGTGGTGGTGCAGGGGCATATACCCTAGAGACTACAGTAAACCGTCTGGATGAGGGTTCTGGTAGAGAGTATCGTCAGGCGCTTGTTACTCACTATATCTATGTAGGTGATGACAACACTAAGGACAACCCTATCCAACCTCAAGTTAAGTTGTCAGGTGGGGGGACTCTGGTTAATGCGGGTATGGTTATTGAGGTAAGGAAATCTAACGGTGACTATTAAGATTTACAAAGATCAAAACGCTGGTGCCGTATTTATTGAGAACGCTAACGGTGTTCAATTCCTTAACTCTCTTCAGGCAACTATGGATGACCCTGCGGACGTGAAGATTAACATTACGGACTTGTCTAAAGGTGTTCAAATCTTCACTCAAGTTCCTTTCGAAGACTTTGTAGATGAAAACGATGTGGCGTATGGTGTTACTGCAACTGCTGTTTGTAATGCACTTAACGCTGAGTTTTCCGCTTCAGGAAGTTCAACGGGGGTTCCTCCTGAGATTACGTCTTCCACGACTATAAACATGACTGAGGGCGACACCCTTAACTACGAGCTTGTAGCGACTAATGGCGTTGGTTACGAGTGGTCAAACATCCCTTCAGGTGTGGTTAATGTAGAAGGTAACTTACGGAAACTTATTGGGGGTTCTAACTTGACTGTTGGGACTTACAATATGACAGCTAAGGCTATCAACTACTTTGGTGAAGACTCCCAAGCTATCACTTTGAACGTATCCGCTGCACCCTACAGCAACACCAAGAGTATTAACTTTGAGAACCAAGACTGGATGGGCGCAAACGCCAGCTTGTTAGATAGCACACTAGGTCGTTCAAGTAACGGTTCTGGGTCTTCTGATGCTTGGACTATTTCTTTTTGGTTCAAAGCTAGTACTGCAAGTCAAGGTCAAACAATACTTTACTTCGGTTCTCAGGATGTGACTAACTCGGGCTTTATTCAAGTCATGCAGATAAACTCTGGTGGAAGCAAGTTACTCAGGTTTAAATACGGAACTAACGTCAATAACTTAAGGCTTCAGACCACAGCAGGTACACTAAGTTCAGGTGTTTGGCAACAGGTTGTTATTTGCTATGACGGAGGAACAACAGGTTCAGGACAGTCTGACTTAAACAACTATTACGGCAGGTTCAAGATTTATATCGACGGAACCCTAATGACCACCAACAACAGTCACAGTAACTTTGGCTACACAGGTAGTGTTGTAGGTCAAAACCTCAGAGTGGGCAGGTTCTCTTCTGGTAACTACATGCGAGGTTGTAGGCTTGATGAGTTGGCTGTTTGGGACTCGGATCAGTCAAGTAATATCTCCGACATCTACTACTCAGGTGTCACTCAAGACTTGTCAGACCTAGACACCCCACCTAACCATTGGTGGCGTATGGGTGACGGTGACACATACCCTAACATTCAAGACAATATCGGCAATGCAACTTTTGTTATGAACAACATGACTGCTGCTGACATTGTAACTGATGCACCTTAAGGAATAGCTAATGTATGATCCAGACACTCTTCCTACTGAGGATGAAATCAATAAAGCTGATAAACCCCTGAACAAACCTTTTAGGTTGCCGAAAGGTAGCTCTAAGAAGTTCGGGGTTTACGTCAAGGACGGTGACAAGACTAAGAAAGTTACCTTCGGTGATCCTAATATGGAAATCCGAAGGGACGATCCTAAAGCTCGTGCTAACTTCCGTTCTCGCCATTCGTGTGACACAGCAACAGACAAGACTAGCGCCCGATACTGGTCATGTCGCATGTGGGAGAAAGGGACCTCTGTGGGACAAATGACAAAGGCGTTGAGGGTCAAATCCTTAAGTCTGATGAAGAACAGAGGCTCGTCTACGGATGGGCTTCCGTTATCACCGAGAAAGGCGAACCTGTAGTGGATCGTCAGGGTGACGTAATTAAACCTGATACGCTCGTAAAGGCTGTGAATAACTTCATGGAGCATGTGCGTGTAGGTAAACAGATGCACGATGGAGATCAAGTAGGTGTGGTGGTTCACTCGTGGCCTTGCACTAATGAGATTAACAAATCTGTCGGGCTAGAGGCTGACCGTGAGGGTTGGCTAGTCGCTTTTAAGGTCTATGATGATGAGGTCTGGGCTAAGGTTAAAAGTGGAGAACTCGCCGCCTTCAGTATTGGGGGTCGTGCGGTAAAAGGAGAGTATGATGGCGACTGAGTTGCTTGAACTTCAACTAGAGGAGCTATCTTTGGTTGATCGTCCAGCCAATGCAGAAGCGATGGTTACTCTTTTCAAACGGGACGATACCCAACAAGAGGAAGTCACAAAAATGACTGATGAACAAGACGTCAAGGTTAAGGCTTACATGGAGAAGCATAGCTGTGGCAAAGATGAGGCCATGAAAGCCCTTGGTTATGACGTAGAGAAGACTGAAGAAGCTGAACCTGCTAAAGAACTGGAGTCTGAGATTGAGACCCTTAAGGCAGATAATGAACGTCTGCGTAAAGGTCTGATCGACGAAGGCTACGTTATTAAAGCTGAAACCATCGAAAAGAAAGCTCCTGAAGAGTTTGTCGAGTACGAAGGTGAACAGATCAATAAGGCTGACATCCCTGCGCCTATCCTGAAGGCTCTGGAAGCTGCTGAGATTGAGAAGGCTGATATGGCCCTGACTAAGAAAGCTGAAGAAACCCTTCCGCATTTCTCTGTTGAGGCCGCTAAAGGTCTGCTATCTGCTGTGTCCAAGATGGATGAAGTAGATATGTTGATGGAAGCTCTTGCTGCTGCTGACAAAGCGTTTGCAGATAAAATGGAAGAGTTCGGTAAAGCTGATGTAGACGGAGAGTTCTCCTCTGCCTCTGATAAAGTTGAACACATGGTTAAGTCTCACATGGAAGAGCACGGACTTGCCAAAAAGGATTACGCTAAGGCTTATGCGGCTGTCGCTAAGACCGAAGAAGGTCGTAATCTAATCGCTAAAGCCTACAAAGGAGAATAACTCATGGCTACTATGCAATCGCGGGATACCCGTACTTTTGTTGCAGGCGAAGACCTCTCTGCCGCACAATTCAAATTCGTCAAGATTCAGCCCGATGGGGGAGTTCACTTGGCCGACACAGCAGGAGAGAACTGCATTGGTGTACTTTTGGTAGAGGGTGAAGACACTCGTGCCGTTACCGTAGTTATCTCTGGTTCTGTCATGGTAGAAGCTGGCGGAACTGTCACTAACGGCGGACCTGTCGCTGTTGACGCAACTGGCCGTGCTGTAGATGCAACCACTGGTGACATTACTATGGGCTACGCTCGTGAAGCTGGTGTCACAAACCAAGTTATCGAAATCGAACTTATCCAAGGTGGTAACGCTGCGGCGTAACCTAAGTAAAGGAAAATAATACTATGCCTATGTTGACACCATCTCAGGTACATATCGACGTACCTCTGACTAACCTGACCATTGCGTATGCTCAGGAAATGACTAACTTCGTAGCGGATAAAGTCTTTGGTACTATCTCCGTTGATAAACAGTCTAATAAATACTACAAGTATGACCGCGAAGGTTTGCGTCATGGTGACGTTAAACTTCTGGCCCCTCGTACCGAAGTGAACCGCGTTGGTATGTCCCTCTCGAATGACAACTACTTTGCTGAAGTGCGCGGCATCGGTATGGACTTTGATGAGCAAGAGCTTGCTAACGAAGACACCATGCTTGAGTTCCGTTCTCAGGGTGCTAACGTCCTGATGGAAAAGATCATGATTGATCGTGAAGTTCGTTGGGCTGACACCTTCTTCAAGGCTGGCGTTTGGGGTACTGAGACTACTCCTGCTAACCTGTGGTCTGACTACACCAACTCTACCCCTATTGTTGACGTAACTAACGCACGTCGCGCAATGCAGCTTAAGTCTGGCGGTTATAAGCCTAACTGTATGGTTGTAGGTAAGGAAGTTCGTGACATCCTAGTGAACCACCCTGACATCCTTGCTCGTCTGAACGGGGGCGCAACTGTTTCTAACACTGCTTTGATTACTGATGCTAAGTTGGCTGAAATCTTTGAGGTAGAGGCGTTCTACGTAATGGAAGCTGTCTATAACGACGCTGCTGAAGGTCTTGCTGATAACATCGACTTCATCGGTGGTAAACATGCGATGCTGGCATACAAGCCTTCGTCCATGGGTCTGAAGACTCCTGCTTCCGGCGCTATCTTTACTTGGGACTCCATCCCCGGTGTTAGCGGTCTGGGTATCACCGTAGAGTCCTTCTCGGACGATGCACTGAAGCGCCAGCAGGTTGCAGAGATGATCCAAGTTAAGTGTTCTGATGACATGAAAGTTATCGGTGCTGATCTGGGTTACTTCTTCGACAGCGTTGTAGCTTAATAGTTACTTACTAAAGGTGGACCCTGAGCTTCGGCTTGGGGTTCAACCCAATTATAAAATACCGTAACAACATACAATAGGAAAATGCTATGCACCCTACATGGTTAGGTTTTCAGGTTGATTGGCCTGTATTCGTTAAGAACCCTTTTCAAGCAGCTAACACCTCTTGGACACAAGGTCAACACTTTAATTGGCAAGAACGTAAGATGGACTCTTATAAGGTCTATACTATGTATGCTTCAGGTTATCTGTATCACAATCAAGATTTAGAGAAAGAGAATAAGGTTGGTGATCGTCTGAGTGAGATGAATACAGATCAACTTTATACTCTGGTAGGTCTTCTGAATGGTGAGGTTAAGAAACGTACTACCTCAGCAGAAGAACTAAAGAACAAGCGGTGTCGTCAGTCTAAGATTGATGATAAACAACGGGGATTGCTCCGCTCATTCCTACGTAAGAATCCTTGGATCACTGAGGATTTCTATAAGTTTCGAGATGACATTCTCGGAGAATAAATAACAAGGAGACCTGATATGAGTTGGTCCTATGACCCTACAGACTTGAATACGACCACTGCTTCAGGTCGCCTTAACACAGTAAGATTTCTGGTAGGTGACACAGACACTAATGACCAGAAGGTTCAGAACGAAGAGATTGAGTTCTCTCTCGCTCAAACCAATGACGATGTAAATGCTGCTGCATCCTATGTAGCCCGTTCTCTAGCTTCCAAGTATGCCTCTAAAGTTACCCTTGAGCTAGATGGTCAACTAATGGCACAGTATAGTGACCTTTATGACCACTATAGGTCTCTGGCTGATAAACTGGACTACCAAGCTAAGAAGTTCGGCGCTCAGTTAGGTATCCTTGCTGGAGGTATCAGTAAGACACAAGTTGGTATTGTAAGAAGTAACCCTGATAGACTTAAGCCAGCTTTCCGAAGAGATAGATTTACTAACCCCCCTGACACTGACAGCTACGACTAAGAGGTAGACATGCTTAGTAAGGATATGTACACCCTAGTTAATGAGTTTGGTCAAGAGGTAACTTTCAGGAAGGTTGTCACAGGTGCCTATGACCCAAGCACAGGTTCAGCAGGGAACACAACCACAGACTACACAGTTAAGTCTTACATGGCTCAATTCATTCTAACAGAGCTAACACTAGATACTGTTGTAAGGGGCGACAGAAAGGCCCTGTTGTCTGCTTATGATACATCTGGTGTTCTTATCCCTTCCCCTGACGAGGGTGATCTTCTGGTTGGTGTAGGTGACACAGTTAGAGTAGTCTCCTTGCAAACAATATACAGCGGTTCTAGTGTAGTCTGTTACATTTGTCAAGTGAGAGAGTAACATGGCTCAGTTAACAATCAAAGGTCTTAATGTCGTCAAGGATATTGAGAACCAAGCTAAAGAAATTGTTAATGAGGAACTAGAGGATCGCTTTACTCAGATGGGAAACTTTGCAATTAATGAGTCTCCTGTTTGGTCTGGTGCTTACGTTAAGTCCTTCTCTTTCAAAGCTGGTAACTCTAGTAGCCGTGGTCGTAGGATTGACGGTGCTAACTGGAGGTTCCCTGAAAAGACTGGTTCAGAGGCAGACAGAGAGATTGGCAGAAGTCTTCTCTTAGGCGACATTAAAGCTGCCTTTGTAGATAATGACCCTCTTGAAACTAAGTCTTATACTATCCGTAATGACTCTAATCATGCGGGGTTTGTAGAGTATGGTGTTAAAGGTCCGACTGGTCCCAAAGGAAATGAAACCCCCCTAAACGGATACCGTATCTTTGGGAGACTAAAGGAGTTTAAGAGTAGTGGCTGACATTAACAGAAATATTAGGGCCGCACTGGAGACCCACCTATCCAACATCTCAGGCTTACCCGACATTGCCTATGAGAACGTCCCTTATGAGCCTACAACTGGTCAGAGCTTCATTCGTGTAGCCTATATGCCTGTAACCCGTAGGCCAGCCGTAAGGGGACTTAACCCACAGCAAGAGTATAGAGGTATCTTTGCACTTAACGTGTATGCCCCTGAAGGTACTGGCCCTGCTGTGTGTGAAGACATTGTAGAGAAGCTACTAGAGGGTTTTGAAGCTACTACAGATATTTTCTACGACAACGTAAACGACTTAATCCTTACCGAATCCGAGGGTAGGCTTCTGCTGGAATCTGGAGACCCAATTCTAATAGACAGCGTAACTAGGGTTTCCATTGACTACGCTGAGAGAGCTATAGGTTTAACTGATGCTCCTTGGTACTTAATCCCAGTCAACATCGGCTGGTACATCTACAACTAGGAGAATTAGATGACTTGTTTTGCTCAAGGTTCCCGTTCCAGCCTTTCCTTTATTGTCGAATCTACTTTCGGCACTACACCTGCTGGTAACTTTACGAACCTTCCTTTCAGCACTCACTCGCTGAACCTAACCAAAGACCGTGTAGCTGGTAACGACATTCAAGCTGACCGTATGCCTCGTGTTGACCGTCACGGCAACCGTCAGTCTGGGGGTGACATCGTTGCTGACCTACGTAAAGGTGATTACGATACCTTCCTTGAGTCTGCAATGCTTAATGTTTGGGATACTGATGTCCTAAAGGTAGGAACCACCCCTAAATACTTCTCTGTTGAAGATTACGCTTCTGACATTGACCAAGCCCGTCTGTTCACTGGTTGCACAGTGTCTACTATGGCCCTATCTATCGCACCTAACCAGATGGTAACTGCCACCTTCGGTATTGTAGGCAAGGATATGTCTCTTGGTCAGACACAGAAGACCCAAGATTCTGCTTCAGGTAATGCTCCTTTTGATGCTTACTCTGGTGACTTGGCTATCGGTGATGTAGGTAACTCCACTGCTGTAGCTATTGTGACTGGTATTGACTTCACCTTGAACAACTCCTTCGCGCCTACCTTTGTTGTTGGTGACGATAGTGCGCCTTGCCTAGAAGTAGGACGTGCGGAGATTGAAGGTACTATCACCGCATATTTTGAGGATGATGCCCTTATTAACCGTTTCATCAATGAGACTGAGACCGAACTTTCTGTATCTGTGGATGACCCTACTGGTACTAACACTTATACCTTCTTGTTCCCTCGTGTCAAGATTAACTCTGCTGACGTTGGTGTAGATGGCCCTAATAGCCGTGTTATCAATATGTCCTTTGTTGCTCTGTATGATAGCACCGAGGAAACCAACTTGAAGATTACTCGTTCATAAGAAACCCGCAAGGGAGGGGCTGGTGCTGTGTCGGGTGGCGCTGGCCCCATTAATCTAATACCCGACTATACATAAAGGAACCCGACAATGGACTTGAAAGATTTTGCACCTAAGAGTGACGAAGTAGAGGTT